AAATACTGATATAAATACTGATATAAATACTGATATTAGTATTGATAATGAAGTAAATATTGATACAATAAATGATACAGTGCGAGCTATTACGGGAAATAATATGAATAGTGGGCGTATACGTATAAGACGATTTACAATAATAAGAGCAGCAGAAAAAATATTTTTTGTATATGGTATATTTGTAACATTCTGTTTATATTTGATACTAAATGGTTATGAATTATATTCAGTATATGATAGTATATAACTTATTTTTTAACACAAAAGAAGTTGGTAATAGATGAGTTTTTATTACGAACATTTTCAATATCGTTAAGGTATTTATCGAATAATAATTTTTTAATTTCATTATTTCTTAGTTTTTCTTGTTTTTCTTCAAATTTGAGTGAAGATAATTGTTTACGATATTTTTCAATATTAGATTTGAATTCTCTAACCTTGGCTCTTTTCTGTTTAAATTCGGGTATTTCTTCAAGAACAAGAGCAAATAGTTGTTGAACTGGTTTCATAATTTGATTTGTAATATAGAATGAATAATCGGGAGTTAGATTATTTTCATTTATATAGGTGGGTGTTTCTATTTTATCACCCTGTAATGCCTTTTTATTTTTGGTTTGAACATATACGAATGGAATTCGGTCACCCGACGATGGTTTATTTCCTGGATCTCTTTTTCCAATTCTATCGGCTAATACTTTGTGTGCTATTTGAGCTGGATTTTTATAATTAGAACGTAAAGATTTTGTAATGATAAGTTTGTCCATAGAGCATTTTCCATCAAGCATATTTTGTAGATTATTTTTAAGAAAGTTGATAGCCGAAACAATATTTTGTTCTTTCATAAGAATATCAATAATACCACCATAAACATCTTTTACAATTGGTGCGTTATCTCGACGTTTGAGAACAATTCCCATACTTTTTTGATAGCATTTATCAGGGTCTTCTTCGTAAAGCATGCCGACATATCTTTTTTTAGACAATAAACAGAACGGCATAAATGTTTTTTCGTATTCAAGGTCGTGTGGTTTTTTAAGAAATTTGGATGCTAATTCTCCAGCTTGTTGTGCTAATTCAATAGTTATTTCAAGTGCTTTTTTCCCAATAATTTTTTCACCTGTATCTTTATCTTCAAGATTAAAAGTAAAGAATACTGAGTCCGTATCACCGTAAATATATTCAGCTTTAGTTCTTACATCACCGTATTTTTTTGTTGGACATATACGATTTCCATAAACTTCTTCAACCATACGTTTGGCATATGTTAATAGTAATCGTCCGGTAGCAGTAGTTGAAGCAGCGACATCTTTTTCATAAAATGTGCTTGTTTTAGCACCACATTGACCATATAGAGAGTTAGCTGTTACTTTATAAGATAATTGTCTTTTATCAAGAATATTTTTCATAAAATCATCTTTTTCATTTTTCATTTTTTTCTTAGTATCTTTTCTTGCTTTTAAAAGTTCTTCTAAAATAGCAGGCATTATAGATTTTTTTCCATCTTTTCTGGAAGCCCATCTACATACCTTTGTTCCATTTTTCACTTTATCTTTAGCTTTTTCAAGGTCCCACATGTAAGTGTCATATGTAATATCAACATATTCATAATCAGGTAAGTTATCATATTTAAATGTTCCATTTTTATTAATTTCACCAGTAGATTCAAGAAGATTTCCTTCTAAATCAAAAGTTTTAGTCCATACTTTACTATCGTGTGATAAATTTTCACTTATCATAGAAGATGGATAAAGAGAAGCATAATCCACACAAGCGACAGGATTATCGAGATATAGATTACATTTTGGGTCAAGAACAATAGCACCATCATACCCATCCCAATAATATCCAGGTCGTGGTTTTTTCGATACAGTTTTTTCTACAACCGGCATAAGAGTATCTTTTTCTCTACATTTTTTGGCTATAAAGCTTGTTAATTTAATACCTTGACCTCTTAAAACAAGAAAGTTCATAGGAACACTACATATTTTTGCCATTTCAACAAACCCAGTTATAACATCTATTTTGTTCATAAGGTGATGAACAAGGTTACAATCCTGAATACAGTATTTGGCTACAATTGAACGTTCATCTGGACCCATATTGGTAAGACGGAAAATATCTTGAGGAGTAACATCATCTTTTGCAAGTCCCCATCTAACATTTTTATTCATGTTAAGTTCTTCTTTAGTTCCAATAGTAAAATTGTCGTTTTGAATGTCAATAACTTCAAATTTAGCTCCATTTTTGTAATAATCAGTGCTATGACTTGATTCTTCAAAATGAACAAAACTACCTATACCAAGTCCAGCTTTATTTTTTGTGAATATTTTTGTTTTTCCATTTTCAAAATCAATAGATTTAACAGAATCGCCTATAAATTGGCTTGCTACATAATCTAATTTGTATGATGGTAAATTATAATCTCTTCTAAAATAATTGTATAAATCAACTTGTAATCTACCATTCATTTTAATATATCTTAATTCGTGTTCACCACTTGCTATAACTATTTTACTGGTTTCAATATTATCAACTTTACCTTCATTATTTATAGAACCACAAATATCAAGGTCGCCGTTATTTTTTTCGACATTATTAATATTTCTTGATAATAGTAGAAATTTTTTTTCTATTTTACATTGTTTAGCTCGTTCAAACATAAATCCATAATCAAAACCAAATATATTATATCCTATAATAATGTCAGGATCTTCTCTTTGTATAATTTTTGTCCAAGCGAGTAGAACATCTTTTTCTTGAGAATAAGATTCAAGTTCTGAGTTGTTTACATTTTTCATATTACTGCATGTATCAAGAACGATGCAGTGATTTAGATAAGGTATTTGTTCACCATATTTGAGGAATGTAGAACCAATAAAAGTAACTTTGTCACCTTCAAGTTGTGGGAAATGGTATGTAAGAGTTGTATCAAGTTCAGTAATTTTTTCATCATAAGATAAATCGTTTGTTCTTATAATATCGTATATGGTAGATTTTTTATTTTTATTATTTTTTTTATAATTATTATATTTGTTATAATCAAATTTTCTTTCATCGTTTTGGTATTCTGTATTGAGATTACCATTAGAATTACTATTATTGATATCATAACGTTCATCGTTATTTTCTTTTTGTTGAATGAATGATAATATTGTATTAACATGTTTAAGATCTTCAGTTTTTAAGTTAGTTGAAGACGATATCCATTTTTGAGTAATTGTTATTATTTTCTCTTTTATATTTTTCTGTATAGGATAAACATAATCAACATCATTATTTTTTTTACCGATGTTAAAAGCACTATAAATACAATTTTTTAATAATTCTTCAAGTTTATTATCCGAATTTATAATATCTACTGATGTTGTTTTTGTAATATCAATAATATTTGTAGCAAGTTTTTTATATGATTTTACCGGGACAGGAAAGTCACCGTGACTGCTACTTGCTTCAATATCAAAGCTACATATTTTATATGGAACAGCATCTTCAATATGGTTGAGAGGGTTAATATTTTTATATTTTGTTTTTATTTCGTGTTTGCATGTTGTTGATTTATCTTTATTTGAAATAGAATTATAGTTTTCAACTTCTATCCATCCACTTGGACTTATTTCTTGAATATGAAAATATCTTAATAAAGGTGGAATATTAGATTCATATAAGAATGTTTTTGCGTTGCCAATTTGATGACCATCTTTTTTTAACGAGTTTTGTTCATTGAACCATAAACGTTTTGCGCTATTTAAAGCAGTTGTAGTTTTAAAAGAAATGTAAATAAAAGTATGTTGTTTTTCATTGTCAAATCCGTATAATTTCTTCTTTTTTACAATTTTACAAGCGACTATATTATCTTTTTGCCATCCCATTTGTTGTTTGACAGTTTCTAAAAATCTTTTTTTATCTGGTTCTCTCCAATTGTCACCTACTTTAACATAGAAGAATGGTTTAAAATCATTAACAAAAACACAGTAAGAAACACCTTCTTTATCAATGCCAAACATTTGAATTTCAAATGATTTATTAATATTATTTGTGTAATTATTACCAATTGAATCATTATCAGAGCCACTGTCTGAATCTTCATCATCATTATTTGAATGTTTATTGTATACGTTAAAGTCGAATAGTTTGAATGTTAATTTCATTTTGAAATAATAGTATATTAATATTTATAATAATAACTCTATTATTTTTTCAATTTTATTTTAAATGTTGGTAGGTGTAAAAATAAATGATATAAAATAATAATAATAATATAAATAAAAAGAATTCTTATAATATAATATAGTATGAATAATAATTTAATAAAAATAATAAATAATTATAGTGAACACAGTGATTCAATAAATACAACTTTTGATGGTGTTAATGGTGTTGATGGTATTGATGGTATTGATGGTATTGATGGTGTTGATGGTGTTGATAATATTATACAAAAAATAATGAATAGTAAAGTTTGTATACATTATTATGGAAATAGACATAATATATATATTCCGAATAATATTATTGATGATAGTGATACTAACGATGAAAAATTAATTATAGGATATATATTACTAATTGAAAATGGATGTTATAATCCTGAAAGTTGGATACGAAATATAACCTGTTCAAATAATGAAATTTTTTATGTTTGAATAAAAAATAATGATAATAAATATTTTTGTAATATATTAAATATAGAAATAGATTAAAAATGAAAATAGTAAAAACAGCTTTTGTATTTGGTTTGATATATATTACAAATAATCTTGTATATGGTTTAAAAAAAGTAGGTTTAAATAAAATAAATGTTAATAAATTTTCATTACAAACATTGACACCAAAACGTCATTATACTACATTTCTTGAAAAATGTGTTCAACCAGTTGAGGTTAGAAATATGATATATACAAATGTAAATGAAAATTATCGTTATTTAACATATATTAAATCAAAGCAAGTTCTTCGTGAACACGCTAATATGATAGATATATATGGTGATAATGTTGAAGAAATGAATGTAGAACATATATTTCCACAGTATATGTTTAAAAATGATGAGCGTAGAAAAGAGATGAAATCAGATATTCATAATTTATTTTTATGTAATACAAAATTAAATACATATCGTAGTAATTTTCGTTATGTAAAACCTTGTGAATATTTAAAATATTCAAATGATACAAAATGTAGTGTATTAGATATGAAAGGTAATAAAGTAACATCAAGTGAAGATATATTTCGTCATTCAGGTTATTTAATGGCTGTAAATAGTAAACGTAAAGTTTTTGTTCCAACAGAATATTCAAGAGGTAAAATAGCACGTGCGTTGGCTTATTTTTCTATAAAATATAATTATGTTGATAAATTAAGTGATATAATAGATTTAAAAACGATGATAGAATGGAATTTTAAAGATCCTGTTACAAATGATGAGTATTTAAAGAATGTAATAACTTATATGTATCAAGGTAATCTTAACCCATTTATAATGGACCCTGATTTATTACATTTTGCTTTTTTAGATAAGGTAGAAATTGATGAAATGATGTTAAGTGAAAGAAAAACAATGAAGATAGACCCATTTTATACAATAGAATATTTAATAAACGAAATTAAACAAATAAATGAAAAAAATATAAAACAAGAAAAGTTTTTTAACTTAATAGATAAGATTAGAAAAGATAATTAATATATAATTATTCAGTAATTATATAATAAAAATAATATAAATATTTCATAGTGTATATTTATATGTCAAATAAAAAATTGTATACATTTTGTAAACCTTATAAATTAATTCTATTAGAAGATAATTATTATCATAATATTATTGCCGAATATTATGAAAAATTTATGAAAACATATAAACCTTTAAATCTATCAGTAACATATTTAGTCTGGAGTGGAGTATCATTCCCTGCGTTTGATATTTATAAATTCCCTGAAGATATGGCGAGTTCGTATGCTTTAGCTTTTAATACACATCAACGTCCTTATAAAACATATGATATTCATAATACTTATATACGCAAATATATATACCGACATTATTTGTGGTTAGTTGCTTTTCCAGTTGATATATATGCTCATACACTACAATTTTTTTTCGGAGAAAGAGATGAATTTTTAGAAGGAGGTGCGTTTTTTATACCGTATATGGTATGTCATTGGACATTACTTGCTTTAACATTGATAACAAATTATGTATATGTATACTCACCAAAGTCATTGTGGAAATTATATTTTTCATTAATTTATTATATGTTAGTTATTCATGATTATTGTTACCAAATGTCAGTTCGAAAACTATCATTAAACATGCGTTTGATAGAATTTATTAGTTTTTGTTATATTTTATATATATGTTATATGTATATATATGGCTAAACGCGTGCGTGTAATTATTGATAATGATAGTGAAAATAATCAAAGAAATAGAAGAAATAGACGAACAAGAAGAAATATGAATAATAGAGAAGAAACAATACCTGGACGTCAAAGACGTCAAGTTTCAGCGGTTTCAAAAACAGGTATTGTTAATATTGTTACACCTGATACATCATCATCAAATCTAAGTGGTGGAAAGAAACGATTGAAAATAAATAAAAAATCTATGAAAAAGAAAACAATAAAAAAGAAAACAATAAAAAAGAATATTAGTAAAAAATAATTTTTGATATATCAATAATATTAAATATTATTTTTATTTTCATCATTGTAATTTGAATCAATATTTTCATTATTATTTTGTGATATAGTTGATGGCGAAGAAATATTATCATTAAATTGTGTATTTGGAGGAATAATTGTTCTTGGTATAGAAAAAGCGTCAGTTAATAGAGTAGCAATAGAAGAATTAGTATTGACACTATTGACACTATTGACACTATTGACACTATTGGCACTATTGGCACTATTTACACTATTGACACTATTGACACGATTGATAGGTTGTCTTGTATTTATTGTATTTGGTAATGTTATTTCAAGGTCAATATTTTCAATTATTGCGTTGTTTGCGTCAATAATTGGTTGTATTTCAGTTAATTGTGAATTTACTGTTTCTTGAATAGTTTGAAGTAATGGATTATTTGTATTACTTGATAATTCATTTAATGATTGTGAATAACTAATACCAATATCATTTAACATATTTACAATATTGTTCATATTATCAGTTATATTACTTAAATCATTATCATCGTTTATAGCGTCTGGTATTTCTTGATTATGTGTAATTGTTACACGACCATTATTATCATTATTATTATTATTATTATTATCATTATTATCATTATTATCATTATTAATTGAATTTTCTAATGGTTCTAAATTAGGTTGAAAATTATTTTCATTTTCTTCTTGTGTTTCTTCAAATGTTTCTTCAAGGATCGTGCTTATATTATTTAAATTTTGTTGAATATTATCATTGTTAACAGTATTATCAGGACTATTATCATTTGTATTATTTGGTGTATTATTATCAATAGTGATACCATGATAATAATTTCTTATATCATATCTACATAACGGACATCTTACATTAGATTCAAACCATACACGTAAATCTTCACCTGAATAAATATGACCACAATATCTTATTTGAGTTACAAGGTCATTTTCTTCAAAAGGTATTAATGAAATAGGACATCTTATATTAGTTGGGTCGTTTATATCACCAAATCGCAATGAACGTGTAGCTAATATTAATTGTTGTTCTGTTGGTCGTACAATTACTGGTGTGAAAAAATCATTTAAAGTATTTTCATTGTTAGTAAAATTAAATGTAAATCTATTTAGATTTTGTTCAAAATCATTAAAAATAGATGCTGTGTTTAAAGGTAAATTTCTATTTAAAGCATTTCCAAATGTAAAAAAATTAGGAGAATTAAATATACGTGATCTTGGTGATGTAAGACGTGTTGAAGTTGTATCATTTGTTTCTAAAGTATTTTGTGTTAATGGTGTTAATGGTGTATCATAATTAAATGTATTATTTGTATTATTTGTATTATTAATAGGTGGTGTTATTGGATTCATATATCTCCAAGGGTCTTGTATATTATTTCCAATATCATTATTAATGTTATTAATGTTATTATTATTACTAATATCTTGATTATATCTTCTTGATAATGGTGATATAAATGTTGATGACCTTTGATTTCTTTCTTCATTTCTTTCTTGATTACGTTGATGGTTATATTGATGATTATTTTGATGGTTATATTGATGATTGTGTTGATTATTATTATTATTATTATTATTATTATTGTTATTATTATTATTGTTATTGTTATTATTGTAATCATAAAAATTTCTATTTCTACCCCATATATTTGGATATAATCTTGATGATTCATTCATTCTTCTTCTCATATTTCTTATATTATTTCTTTCTTGGTTACTTTGTAAATTATATATTAGACTAGAAAGCATTGTATCTTGATTTTCAAGTATATTTAATGATTGAAAAATAATACGATTAGTAACACGAATATTTTCAAGATATAAAGAAACTATTTCATCGTTCGAATAATTATTATTGTTCATAATATTATAAATATAATAATTTGTTTATGTAAATTACTTATAAATACTTTAATTAAATTTATTTTTGAACTCTATTGTCTATAGATTCTGGATTTTCTTGAGGTTCAGGATGTAATTCTTTGTGTGTCTCTTCTGTAATTGATTCTATGTTATTTTCAATATCTTGATTAACAACTTCATCCATATCATCAATGTTAATTTCTAAATTAACACAATCACTATTTGTATAAATATTATTATCATTCATAGTAATTAATTTATCAGGATCAACATCATTAAATTGTATTTTTCTTGTAAGGAATGCTGATAAGAATATATTTTTTTCAGTATTTAAGATAGTATAAATATCATTTAATTTAAGAGCCATAAATAGAACATTTGTAAAAAGAACAGTTATAGTTTTGTCATCATATATATTTTGAATAATAATAACTGAACTAATACCTGCGTTAAGTAAAAAACATGAAAGAGAAAAATAACCAGAATATTTATAATAGTAATCTAAATCCCATATATTTTTTGCTTTAATAGGTGATAAATTTTGTAAAGTTTCACCAACCGCATCATTATCACGTGGTAATTCTGTATTTACGTGTAAATATGTAATTAATTTATTCTCTCTTTTTACTTCAAAATAATATAATAATAAAAATGATAAGAAAGTTAACATATTACAAGTATTACCAAAAACAATAACACTATCCTCCGAGTTAATATTATCATTTAAACTACAAATACTATCACCACATTTTTGAGGAACAAATGCTATCAAAAAAGAACCCATAAGAACACGATAAATTTCAAAAATTAAAGTAAGACCAACATTAATTTTTTGTTTAAAATCTTGGTCGTCCATTTTTTCTTTAAATTGTTCGTAGAACGAAGACATTATAAAATATAGTGATAATTAATTTTTAAATATTTAATTTTAAAATGATAAATAGATTTGAATTAATTAATTAAAAATGATATAGAATAATATTAATAATTAATTAAATGACGCTCGTTATTGAGCAAGATATTGAGCAAAATATTGATAAAAATGATACATATGAAGGATATGGTAAATATAATAGTCGTGGATTAACAGGATTACAGAATCTTGGTAATATGTGTTACTTAAATAGTATATTACAATCATTGAGTCATACATATGAACTTCAAGATTTTCTTGAAGATAAAAAATGGGCAAAAAAAGTAAAAAATAATTATGATAGTTTATTATTAGTAGAATTTGATAAATTAATGCGACTTATGTGGTCGCAGAATTGTATAGTTTCTCCAAAAGGTTTTGTATCATTTGTTCAAAAATTGGCTAAACATAAAAAGAACTCCGAATTTTGTGGATGGGACCAAAGTGATGCGTCTGAGTTTTTGATATTTATTTTAGACGGTTTTCATAATTCATTGAAACGTAGTGTTACAATATCTATTAATGGTAATGTAAAAAATGACACAGACAAAATAGCATTAAAATGTTGTAATCGTTTTAAAGAATTAATAGAAAATGATTATAGTGAAATAGTTGATATTTTTTATGGTATGCAAGCAACAATTATTTATGATAAAGATAATAATATATCAAATGAAAAAACAATGAAAAATGTATTAAGTATAGCATCAGAACCTTTTTTTATATTAAGTGTTCCAATACCACCTAATAAATCAACATTATATGATTGTTTAGATGTTCATACTGAATGTGAAGAATTAGTAGGTGATAATAAGTGGTATAATGATGAAAAAGGCGAAAAACAGGACGCTATAAAAAAAATGTTGTATTGGAGTTTGCCAAAGGTATTAATAATTGATATGAAACGTTACAATTATAGTGGTAATAAAAACCAGAAATTAATTGACTTTCCAATAAATGAATTAGATATGCGTAAATATGTAATTGGATACGATAAAGAAAAATATATTTATGATTGTTATGCTATATGTAATCACAGTGGTAGTGTTTATGGTGGACATTATACAGCATATGTAAAAAATGCTAACGGTAAATGGTATCATTATAATGATTCTAATGTAAAAGAAGTTCGTAAATCATCATTAATTACATCAAAGGCATATTGTTTATTTTATAGAATAAAAAATAATTAATTATATTTATTTAACTTCATAATATATAATGGAATTTTTTAATGAATCAAATAAGAATGAAACACCAAACACAGGTTTTTTAGAATTAAAAAATGATGGTAAGAATGATTATTATGTATTAGAAAATAACACAACAATTTATAGAGCAGATGATAAACAAAATGATGGAATACTTGAAAATATACCCACTTTTTTCGTATATGACCAAGATGCCGCAACAAGTTATGGTAAATTAGTTCGTAGTTATGAAGTAAAAAATACATTAAAATTATTAGCGTTGGATAAGAATATTGAATATTTTTATAATGAAGTACAAGATGATGATATAAAAAGAATATTAAGAAATCAATATGGATACATTTCAAAAAAAAGAGATTCAGTTTCGATAGAAGATAATACGCTTGTTAAATATCTATGTGATAAAGATTATCATGGATACGCAACCGATTTAATGAATTTGGTGGGAAAAGAAGGTGGAAAATTTCATAAAGAAATTGTAATTTGTAAACCACAAGAAAATCTAAGTGAAGGAAAATTAGTTGGTAATATGGAACCTGAAGATATTAAAGCGGCTATTACGGAGGCAAAATTATTACAGTATACAAAACGGGAGAGAATGTCACGAAAAAAGAAACTAACTAATAACAATAACAATAACAATAACAATAACAATACCCCCCTTCCTAAAAATCTTTTTGTTGATGATGATGAAAATGATAAAAATGACCCAAATAAAAATGTCCCAAATAATAATATTTCTGTTTTTACTCGTTTACCTTTTGGTGGCAAAAGAAAATCAAAAAGAAAATCTGTTAAAAAGAAGCGTGTTATAAAAAATAGAAAATATAAAAGAACAATTAAGAAAAATAATAAAAATAAGAAGATTAAGAATAGTAAAAAGAGTGTTAGAAATAGAAAATAATGTATTAAAATATTTAGAGAATAATTATTAATGTATTTATGGTGTTAAAAAATACATTAATACGTGGTATTAATAAAAACAATATTATTAATAAAAGGAGTATAGATGATTATAGTGGTTTTGATATATTAACGCGTGTGCGAAAAATTATATTTCCTTATAATTTTGATATATATCCAGATAAAACAAAGCGAGTATATGGTAGATGGGGAACTAGTGCGTGTAATGAAACAATAAATCGTAAAGTTGATTATACTAATGTAGATCATTGTGGACCTTGTGGTATTGATGAATTATATAAAATAAGGAAGAATGATAAAGTTTAAATTATATTAAATCGTGTGATACTGGTATTGTTTTAAATTTGTTAGTGATGTCAATATGTTCACCAAACATTTCACGATTAATAAAAGTTTCAGTGTTACTGGTTGTGTTATTAGTT